GGTTTCGGCACTGCGGCAGTTCGCTATTAAGCACTTATGAAAAACAAGGTTACACCCCCCAAGTCAGGCGGCATTAGCCGGGCCGCCGTGGCTCGTCACTACGACGTGAACGGGGGCAGTGTGACGGCATGGGTTAAGGCTGGGTGCCCGCAGTTGCCCAACGGCTTGTTCGTGCTGGCCGAAGTCGAGAAGTGGCTGCAAGCGCGTCAGGAAAAGAAAGCGGAGCGCGCAAGCCTGAAAGACCAAAAGACCCAAGCGGAGATCGAGCGCATACAGCGGGACATCGCCAAGCGCGATTTAGAGTTGAGCCGTGACAAGGGCGAAGTCCACGGCAAAGCGGAGTGCTGTAAGAGTGTGACCAGCGTAGTGAGCGAAGCGTTGCAGCCGTTGTTGTCGGTGGGCAGTCGGCTGGCGGCGCAGTTTCCTGAGTTGGGGCAGCGGTTGCGGGATGCGTGCGACAAGGAGATTGACGCGGCAATGGCGCAGATACGTGGGGGGCTGGAGAAGTGAAGGCAAAAATACTACTTAGCGGTTTAACAATAAAGGTGGTTCGGCTGGAAACCAGAAAGCCAACGGCAAAGGTGTCAGATGTAAGGGTTAGGGTTGTAAGACTATGATTGCATTGGGAGTCATCCTTATAGCCGGAGGGATATTTGGTTTAGGGGTTTGGTTTGTCCGCGTCTATGACGATTGGAAAAGCAAACGTTTATGATTCTCCCTGAACACCGCGAAGCGTTGCTAGCCGCGATACCAAACCGCGACCGTCGCCCCATTTGGGAGATTGCTGACGGTCGTTACGGGATGGACAGGACGCGGCCCGCTGGGGAGCGCTGGCAGCTGTCGCGGACGCCTTGGTGGAAGCAACCACTGGACGATTTCCGGGATGACAACGTGCGCGAGATCGTCATCATGGCCGGCAGTCAGTGTAGCAAGACGGCGGGGATGCTGGTGGCGTTGGCGTGGGCGGTAAAGAACAATCCCGGCCCTACGCTTTGGCTCACGGCCAACGACGAGAAGGCGAAAGAAGCCAGCCAAGACCGTATCACGCCGGCGCTTGAGCGTTGCCCGGACTCCGCGCCGCTTCTGCTGAACAATCGCATTGACAAGACGACTTGGCAGATACGGCTAAAGACCTGCACGCTTCACATTGCCGGCGCACAGGCATCGGCGGTCTTGGAGCAAAACCCGTATCGGTATGTATTCGGGGATGAAACCCGACTGTGGCCGGCAGGCAGCCTGCAGAAAGTGGAGAAGCGGCAACGGAGTTTCGAGGACGCCAAGCGGTGTTTCTTCTCGACGCCGATGCTGAAGGGCGACGAGTTCCACCAACGGTATCTTGCCGGCACGCAATGCGAGTGGGTGTGGCCGTGCATGAAGTGCGGCGCGGAAAACAAACTGGAATGGAAGGCGGTAAAGTATGAACAGGCTGCAAGTAGAAGCAATAACCGAGCGGAACGAGACAATCTCAATTCAGTTTCTTCCGATTGTAGCGGGACAGACTCACTACCCGTTCACGTTGCCTGTGAACACTGCGAGCATCGTTATTTCGACGAGCCGAGTGTCCGCCGTCACATCATCGAGGCCGGCCACTGGCAAGCGCAGAACCCGACGCCGCACGCGGGCGTCGTAAGCTACCACTGGAACGCCTTACTTCCGCCGTGGGTGCGGTGGGCCGACCTAGTAGCCGAGTGGAAGCAAGCCAACGACCACTTGAAGCGCGGCAATCCGGAGCCGCTCAAGGTGTTCGTCTGCGAGACGCTGGGCGAGCCGTGGGAGGAACGCGAGATTGAGGCCGACCCGAAGGCGCTGAATGATCGGCGCGGCGAGTACGACCGGGCCGACGCATGGGAAGGCTTGCTGACGCGGGCGGACGGGGCGGCGGCGCGGTTCTTGTCGGCAGACGTGCAGCAGGACGTGATTTACTGGCGGTGTCGGTTGTTCGGCAAGGACGGCGAGAGCCGGGGGCACGGGTGGGGCCGGTGCTTTACGTTCGCTGAACTCGACACCGAAGCGAAGCGGTTAGGCGTGCCGTCGTACTTTGTCGGCGTGGACAGCGGATACCGGACGACGGAAGTCTATCGGGCGTGCGCGCAGTACGGCTGGAAGGCGATGAAAGGCGAGGACAAGCAAGAGTTCATCGTGGACGAGCCGGGCGTTGGGCGTGTGCGCCGGTGCTGGAACCGCAGCCAAGCCGACCCGCACGCAGGCACCGCGCAAGCCGGGCGGGTGATCGTGCCGCTGTACCTGTTCGCCGACGCGGCGATGCAAGACATGCTGGCGCTTCACATGGCCGGCAAGGCTGGGCGCTGGAGCTACGAGCGGGATGCCGGCAGTGATTACGTGGCGCAGTTGCTTTCCGAGGAGAAGCGGGCCGACCCCAAGACCGGCAAAGTGGAATGGCACCGGATACGCCGGGCGAACCATTTGCGCGACTGCGAGAAAATGGTCTTGGTGCTGGCGATTGCCAGCGGAGTGTTGAGGGCATGAAAACCACAAAGCGCGGAGACCGGTCTTACTGGCAGGGCAACAGGTTTATCGGCTACACGCTGCGTCACCGGTTGCGTTTGCTGATCGGCGTGCTCGGCCAGATGCAGACGGGCGAGTACCTATATCGGCGCGTGAGGTACGGCAGCCTATTGCACCGGCTACTCAACGCTGCGGGTGAGCGACAGCCGCCCGCGAATAAGGAGAAACTCTGATATGGGAAATGACCAACAATCCACCGGCGAGCGCGGGCGGATGTTCGCTCGAACCGCTTGTTATGCTCCTCGAATCGACAGGGCGGCTATCCGCTTCCTGTGGGTGTGGAGATGGGACAAGGGCGCGAAACTCCTGCGCGTGTGCCGATGGTACTGGGCAACCGGCGACGATGCGACGGTGAAGGGATGGCACAGCAGCAAACTCAGCATCGCGCTCACACCGAGACTGTGGAATCGAACGCCGGAACTTTGGGGATGGTCGGTCACGATACTCGGCGTGCGACTCCACCGCAAACGAGCCTATGGAGGCTGGACGTGCTGACGGAGCATAACAAGGTTTTATGAGATTGTTGCGCTGCTACTGCGAGGGCTGGCACAATCCGCAGAGCGGGTACGCATGGAAAGTGACGCTTGGCTGTTGGCGGCTTGGCTTGCACTTCGGGCGGGGGCGTGTGTGGTGGGCGCGTTGGTTTTGGGGGCGACAATGAACAGGGCTTGCCAGCTATGCCGGGGCGCGTGTTGCGAGTCCATCTACTTGCCGCTGTCCGGGATAAACGCTGACGGCATTCGCTGGTTCTTGGCGCACGGCAAACCTATGGCGGCGGGCGTCGAGTTGGAGTGCGCTTGCCTTCACCTACGGGATGGCCGGTGCGGCATCTACGAGACGAGGCCAGACACTTGCAACATTTACCAAGTCGGCGGCGAAGCGTGTCAGTCTGTGATACGCCGACGCCGGCAGAACTGGAGGGAGATTGAAAAGCTATTTGTCAGTGTACCGTGACGGGCAGTTGGCGATTGATACCGAGGCCATGCGGCGCGACGGCGTGAAGCTGTTCACGGCAACGCCCTGCTACGGCGACCTCAAGGTCTATTACAAGAGCAGCTTGGGTGCGCTGGAAAACCAACTCCGCGCCCGTGGCATACCGATGCGCGAATACTATCAGGTCGGCAACAGCAACGTGGGGCTGGCGCGGGCGGTGTGCTGCCAGCAGTTCCTCGCAAGCGACTTCACGCATCTGCTGTTCATTGACTCAGACATCGAGTTCGACTGGCAAGACGTGGTTCGGATGCTGGCGACGGGCGTTGAAGTTGTCGGGGCGACGTACCCGAAGAAGCGCATCCGTTGGCCGCAGGTAATCGAAGCCGCCAAGCGCGGCGAGTTCGACCAGTTGGAAGGCGCGGGCGTGGAACTGACGCACATTGACCTGCCGGGCGGGGAGCGGCGCGGGCACCTGAAAGAAGTTGCCGGCTTGCCGGGCGGGTTCCTGATGATCGCACGGGAGACGTTCGACAAGATTTCGGCGGCGCGTCCTGACATTGTGTTCGAGCTATCAGCCGGCGGCGAGAAGGCTGCGGACTACTTCCCGATGATGCGCGTGGACGGCGGCTATCGTGGCGAGGATTACGGCTTCTGCGACCTTTGCCGGCAAGCGGGCGTGAAGCTGTGGATGGACTGCGCGGCCCGCGTGATTCATCACGGGAACTACGGCTACTCGGCAACGCCGGCGCAGTTGGAGCGGTTGGCGTTGACACCGCCCCGCTAGTCGAGGCTCCCCGCCGTCACGCCACAACGCCTGACGCGAGCCGCTAAAGCCGAACATACGCCGCTGGCCGGATGACCCCGGAGCAGCGGCTTGGCTTTCCCGCCAAGTTGACACCCGCACGCCAAGCGGATGCTCAACCCGTATTTGTCCCTAACCGAGGCCGAGTTGGTTGACCAGCGAAACGACTTGCTGGCCGAACTGAAGCGGCTGCGTACCGGCATCCAGCTTTCCTCGGACTCTCGCGGCGGTTCCGCCTTCTCGCGCAACCGCATGAGCCTGGCCCAGCTACAGGCCGACCTCCAAATGACCATCGCCGCCCTACAGGTCAAAGACCCGGACAAGTACGGCAACTCCTGCAATGAGACGTTCATCGGGTTCAACGGCAACACCGCCGCCAGCGGCACCTAAGCTATGGGCCTCCTCTCGCTATTCCGCCGCACCACCCCCGACGCCGACGCGCAATCCGCACTTCGGGCGTTCTCGCTCGGTCACTACGAAGGCGCGCAACGCAACGACCGGAGCCGTTCCTACCCGATTTACAGTTGGACGCAGGATGCCGCCAAGTCGCTCGACAGCAGCACTCGGCTTGACCTGACCGGCATCTCGCAGTGGCTCTACAACAACAGCGGCTTGTATCGCGGGGCGTGCAACACGCTTGGGCGGTATGCGCTCGTCGGCTACCCGCAAAGCCAGAGCCAAGACCGCGATTGGGCGGCGGCGTGTGAGCAGGCTTACCGCGAATGGGCGAAGATACCGGAGATCACCGGGCGGTATAGCGACGCCGATTTGCAGCGGTTGGTGAACATCGCCGTGGACCGGGACGGCGACATCGGGCTTGCCTTCACCAACGGCGATTTCCCGCAACTCCAAGTCATTGAATCGCACCGCATCGGCGACAAGCGCGGCGAGACGGTTGACGGCGTGCGCGTCAGTGCCGCCGGCAGGCCGGTGTCTTACCGCGTCCTGCTGGAAAGCGACGGCTACCGCGACATCCCGGCGGCTTCGTTCCTGCACATCTACGAGCCGCACAGGTCAAGCGGCTACCGGGGCGAGTGCGCTTGGGCAGCGGGGCTGAACCACTGCCGGGACATCAAAGACATCGTGGCGATGCTCAAGACCGCCGTGAAGGCGGAAAGCAGCATTGCCTTGGTTAAGAAGGTCAACGGCGGATACGACCCGTCCGCCCGCGTCGAAGAATGGGGCACGGCTACCACCGCCAGCGGTGCCACGGTCAATCTGCTGCTGGAGCAGGTTTATGGCGGGCGCGTGCCGCGTCTGGACGTGAACGAATCGCTGGAATCACTGGCGACTGACCGCCCATCGCAGAACGTCCAAGCGTTCCTCGAAATGTTGGTGCGGGACTTCTGCGTCGGCAACGGCCTGCCGTTCGAGTTCGTGTGGGACACCAGCAAGCTAGGCGGCACGGCGCAGCGGTTTGTTATCGCACAGGCGCAACGGCGGATTGCCGAGCGGCAAGCCCTCATCGAGCGGCACTGGTCGCGCATCTACGGGTGGGTAGTGGCGAAGCTCGCCAAGCGCGGGGACATTCCGCCGTTGCCGGAAGACTGGTTCAAGGTGCGCTGGCAGAAGCCCGCCGAGATCACCGTGGACGTGGGCCGTGAACAAGCACAAGACCGCGCCGACTTCCAAGCCGGCTTGATTGACCCCTACGAGTTCTACAGCCGGCAGGGCTTGGACGCTGACGATGTGATGGTCAACCGCGCCCGGTGGGCCAAGCGCATCATCGAAGTCGCCGAGGCCGAGGGCGTGCCCGTTGGGATGCTCTACCAGTCAACCCCGAACGGCAACGCCGCGCCGGCACCTGACCAGCCCGAAGCCAAGGACGAACCAGAGGAGCCAAAGGCATGAGCGACAATCTCATCTACTTCACCGCCGCCAGCGGCAGGATTGACCGCCGACGCGGCATCATCAAGGGCTGCGCCGTCGTCACCGTTGGGGAAGCCAAGGGCCACGACCTCATTGCCGACGAACTGACGTTGCAGACCGTCAAGGAATGCGCCGAGGACTACGTGGGCGGCATGGCCGTGAGGTTTGCCCAAGAAGATCACGGCGGCGGTGCGGCGAATATCGTCGGCAATCTCCGCAACTGGCGGATCGACGCGCTGGAACAAATGGGCGGCACCCCGTGTCTGCGCGCCGACCTTCACTTACTCAAGGCGCACCAAGACTACGAACTCGTGATGGAAATGGCCGCAACCATGCCGGAGTCCTTCGGTCTTTCCATCGTTTTCAAGTTCACCAAGGAAAAGACCGCCGCAGGCTTTGCGGCGCGCTGCACCGACCTGATTGGCGTGGACATTGTCAAGAATCCCGCCGCCAACCCCACGGGGCTTTTCTCCACCCCAGTTGACACCAAGGAACCAAGCGTAATGAAAGACAAAGAACTTGAAGTCCAGTTTGCGCAGACTTCCGCCGCCCTCAAAGACGCGGAAACGAAACTCACCGAGCAGACGGCGCAACTGGCCGCACTCACGACCGAGCGCGACGGCTACAAGGCGCAAGTCGAGTCGTTGTCAGCCGACAACGCCAAGCATCTCGACGCCATTCAGAGCGCCGCCAACGACCTCAACGCTTTCAAGGCCCAAGTGGCCGAACTCACCGCCAAGCTGGAAGCGACGGAGAAGTCCGTCACGCAGCGCGTAGCGGACGAGATCGCCAAGCTGGGCGTGCCTCCCGTGGACAAATCGCCGGAGCCGCCGAAGGCCAAGACCGAGCAAGAACTTTGGGCGGAATACGCTGCCATCAGCGACCCCGCCAAGCGTGCCGAGTTCTACCGCACGCACAAGACCGTCATGGGCGTCCTGATTCGCCCGAACCCCTAACCCCACTCGAAAGGAATAAATCATGGGTAATACCATCGCCGGTGTCAATCTCGCCGCCATCGCGGCTGAATCGCTGCAAGTGCTCCAAAGCAAGCCCCTGTTGCTCTCGCGCATCAGCAAGAACTTCTCGTCCGAAATCACGCCCAACGGCGCGTCCATCACGACCCGCGTCCCCGTGGCCCCGTCAGTGCAGGACATCTCCAGCGGCTACAGCCCGACCGCCATCAGCATGACGGCCTATACCGTGACGTGCAATCAGTTGTACGGTTACGTTGTCGGCCTGACCGATGCCGAAGTCACCAACAGCGTCGTGGACATTCAACGCTTGTTCGTGCAGCCGTCCGTCGTGACGACCGTCAACAAGGTCGAAAACGCCCTCATGGCGACCATCACCAACGCGGCTTTCTCGCAGAAAGTCACCAAGACCACCGCGCAGTTCGACTCCGATGTCGTGGCTGATATGGTCGAGACTCTGCGCACCGCCAACGTCAACGGCCCGCTGACGCTCTGCATCAGCCCGGCGTTGTTCGCCAACTTGATGAAAGACACTTCCGTCAAGTCCGCCATGAACTTCGGCGCGGGCGCTCCTCTCCCCACCGGCGTCGTTGGTCAGATTCACGGCGCGGACGTGATCGTGAATACCAACATCCCGGCCAACAGCGAAAACCTCGTTGGGTTCATGTGCGCCCCCGAAGCTCTGTTGATCGCGGCCCGTGCGGTCGTGATTCCGCAGAACTTCCCCGGCCAGATCATGAACGAAGTGGAGCCGCAATCGGGCCTGCCGTTGCAGTTCCGCTACTGGTACAACCCGGACGCGGCCAGCCAGCCCGGCTCGCACAACTTCAGCGTGGCGTCGAACTACGGCGTTTTGGCGGGCGTGCCTGCCAACCTCGTCCGCATCGTGACGGCCTAACTCAACCAAGAGGGTTTATCTATGTATTTCCGGCCTTCGATTGTGATTGGACAGGACATGAACGGCAAAGTCAAAGTGGCATACGTGGGGGAGAACCCCGACGACGCGATTGCGACGTTCAAGTCCATCAGGGATTCGGGGGGCAAGGGCTACCAGGCTCTTGCCCTCTTCCTGAAACCGTTGGATTCCATGCACGCCAAGTTCGAGGTGACGAAATGAAGTATCTCCTGACAGTGGCAGTGGTTCTGTGCGTTGCCGCGTCCGCCTTGGCGGAAGTGC